TGTACCGGTAACTGCTGTCCCACTACTAGGCACGTAATGCCAAACCAACCCCCGGATCTTGTACTCCTGGAACCGAGAAGCCACGCCCGCTAACCACGGGAATGTCTCTGCTCGTCCTGGATTGATGTCAAATGACCCTCGATTACGAAACGAGGTGTACCCCCGCACCTCAGTCACAAACTCCTTGTGACGCACGATGACCGATTGACCATCTTGATGCATACTTGGGATACTCGAAGTACCTTTCAACGACTGTTGTACCACCGTGTTGCTAGACACTCGGTAATCACCACTGCCAAGCCAACGGCTAAGAGCCGCACCAAGACCAGTACCAATAGTACTGCCTGTCGCCGGGTTTCCGAAGAGGGAGCCCACCGCTCCACCCCCAAGTCCTCCCAACGCACGTAGCGCTGCTCCGAGCTTTGTGACCTCATTCTTTTTCTTCGTAGCTTTCTTCGCTACAATTTTCACTCGCAATTTGTTGTTTCTCTTCCCCGTCATCTTTACGGGAATTCTCTTTTCGATAAATTTTTCTAGGCTGTCGATATATTTATCAACGCCGCTACATGGGACTTCCATCCACATCACCAATACTATCTACCACGACTACAGTTGGACTAAGGGTCCACGACCTATAGTATTCCTCCAACGCGACTTGTTCATCTGGGGTTACCCCGAAAGCGGAAAAGAACGACACTCTCGCCTCTGTTGACACATCAACCCACTTTCCGTCCATACCGGCACTCATCATCCTAGCACCACTCTGCATGAACACAGCTTCACTCATCTTACTTGGCTTACCATTCCTCATGAACGCTTGGTACATTTCCTGGAAAACGGGGATTCCTGCTGTCAGTGCCATGCCACACTCTCCGACTGCATACAACCACGACCCGATTGCACCGGGTGTCTCCAGGGGGAACAGACACATTGAATCCTTCTCACGTGCCGTATCAAAGTTCCTGACCATGCGCCACTTTACCCCGTCCCAGACAGGGTGAGTTTGGCAAAACTCGATTAATTCGAACTCATCCACTGAGTCTTCCACTACCATCACGAATCCGAGCGAAGCTGCATACTCAGCAAATCCTTCCTCAAACCGCGCCTGATCACCTCGTTCCATAATGACAACACAGTCGTCGCCATTGTTGGCCAATTTTGCGTTCACTCCAATCTTCTGGAGCCAAACCCAAATTAAGGCACACATGATATAGCTATTCCCAAGCGAAGTGTTCATGTCACCACTACCACGACCTCCTGACACCGTGTATCTAACGATGCCGTCATGGCAGTATGCAACTCCAACATTGTGCAACTGCATCCTTAGCAATCTGCTCAGCTCCTTATCATGGAAAAGCATGTTGTATAGGGAATGTTCATGCTCCAATAGTCCGATATCAACACTGGCATCGAAACGCGAAGCGTCAATGCCTAGTGCAACCGGGTCTTCGAAGTGTTCCCACAACTTTCTCAATTCAGTGCCCATTTCAACCGCATTCAATCCTTTGAATACCGTATACTTTTGTCCAAAAACACGTGAGATTGCACGAAAAATCGGCTTCTCAGCATGCTTAAGGTAACGGCCAAGCCCGATGTTAAAAATCGGACTTCGCGGTTGGATGGTTCTGGGTGACTTTCCGGTAGGTACTTTCTCAACCTTCATAAAAGTCCGAAACATGGCATGCATCCGTTGCACACCACTCTCCAAGTAGTCTTCAAGGTAGTTAGCGTATAGCGTACGCTTTCGACCCGTGTAACTGTCCACAAATTCTTGTGGCGTTACAGGGTGGAAAGTGCGGCCTGCTGCCTTCACCACCAATTTCTTGAAACCACCTAATATTCCATCGAAGTACTCTTTACTCCGACCCGCTCTCTTTAGCAGTTTGCCACCAATCTTCGCATAGATCATACGCTCAGCAATAGCGGCACACGTTGTCATGACATCAGCTGCGTTCGTGCACAAGGTACGGTCATCATTACCA